GGATACCGGAAGAGGATCACCCTGATCGTTGTAAGGACGACTGTGATTGCTCCCTCAAGGGATGGTGTCTGGATGATAGATTTACAACTGAAGAGTATATTTGTCCTAGAGTACTAGATGGGAGAAGGCTTGACAATAAAGAAATGATTATTAGAATTATTGCCTTCATTGGGGGGGGTTTTGAAATTCGTGGATCTCATGTTGAGGTAATTGAACGTAACAGAAATAAAGCTCAGGTTGAGGCACTGATTAGATTAGAACATCATCAAAATTCTAATCAAATTCCAGAATTTTTCCCCAATACAAGTGTTCCTCTTGAAGAACATCATCCTCGTGTACCAGATGAAATCCTACGAATTATCAAGCAATGGGATGTTTTCTATTTTGCCACTTATTATGGCGTTGTTCGCGACGTCATGTGGTATAAAGAGAATGTATGGAAACGCTATAGATACCATGATAATGAGGTTCTTGTTTATGGTCCCGGATTGCCCTGGGACCACTCCCCAAAGACCTTACTGGCCACAATGGTATTTCAGCTATCTTGGTTTAATAGATGTTTTACTGGAAATGAGTTGGGTCAGTATGTTTCTCTTTCCCATGAGAATTTGAATTCGAAATTAATAGATCATTTTAAGAAGTATGATCATCCTACTAGAGATTTAAGCGAGGAAGCAAAGAAGGAACTCTCTCCCCTTTTCGCATTAGCAATTGACGATATGCATACCTATATGGGTGTTAAACGTCATTATGCGACTCAAGATTTTGTGTATCGACCTGAAATGTTTGATGAAATGGGATATGGCTCTGAAAGCTCTGCCGGTAGGAGGCCCGGAGTTACATATAAGTATGGAACTGATGATGAGAGTGTGGAATCCCACTACACTGTCAATGGGACAAAAATCGAACAACACTCATTCTACACCGGTAAGGCTAGAAGTGAATGTGATAAAGTTTTTAATGGAGAAACTACACACATAAGATGTGATGGGGATTCGGGACATATGGCACCAAAAAAAGAGACTCATGCTGCATTTGGCGCAACAGAAAAAGAAAGACGCGCGGAGCAGGAAAGCACAACACAGAAGGTCCGAGATTTCTTTATATTGACATATTTTATTGTGCTCTTGGGCAATGCTTGGGGCAGATTTCGACAAGTCATTGAGCGTGGCAGGTGCATTCGCATCGGCCAGGTTTGGTGGTTTGGTGGAGCACAACGATTTGCAGAGGAATTGAAATACAATGACCCCGACTGGATCTGGGAAGATGGTGATTTCAGAGGGTTGGATAGGACTATGAACAGAGTTCTACTTGTTCTCTATCTGACCTCTGGATCATTATATTTCGACTGGAAAAGAATGAGCCTCCCTAATAGAACTCTTTTACGCGCTATACTTACCTATCTTGTAGAAAAAATAACAATAAAGATAGTTAACATATATGGTAATGTATGGCGAATAATGTATGGCGTTATGCCGTCAGGAATATATGAAACATCCCATGGTGACTCATGGTGTGTTTCTTTTTTATTCTTCCTTTACATTAGATGGGTGATGGGATCAAATCATAAAGCCTCAAAGCGCGTGGCCGATGCCTTGCGTGCAGGTCATATTAGGTTTGTCGTCTATGGCGATGACCATGTGATTGGCACACATAAATCAATTAACAAGTGGATAAATGAAGCTGGTTTTGCAAAATTTGTGAGTAAATATTTTGGTATGACAATTCGAGATGCTCGTAGAATAACAGAATTTTGTTCAACGATGAATCCTGATGGCACTCTTCGTACCAGGGGTGTCGTCTTTCTTCAGCGATTCTTTGTGAAAAACCGTGGGGATCCTCTTCTCCCCGAGATATTACCTGTTCGGCCAATAGAGAAAATAATTGTTGGCTATGCATATGGCAGATCTGCAAGTCGTCAGAACCTAATAGATTATGTTTTAGCAATAACAGGTCAAGCCTATGATTGTGGTTACAATCATGTGGCTTACCTCTTTTGCAAATATGTTTATGATGAGTTGATGAAATTAGATATAAAATTCGACTTTGCATCTTTAATTGAAGAAAAGATTCGTGCACAAGGTGATAATGACATTAAAAAGCTAATACACCGTCTTGGCTTAACAAAAGAGGAGTTAATGCGAGGTTTTCCCTCCTGGGCTGATTGCATGGCGATGCATGTTCGTGATGATGATAAAAATGACTTTTCTCGCGTAAAAATTGATGATTTGCTTGCTCCCAGGATCATAAATTAAAAATTTTAAAAAAAAAAAAAAAAACACGCG